AGTCTTACAAAGGATGCGCTGTTGCCGGCGCAATTGAAACAGCACCAACCTAAGCAAGCTTTTAGCCACGATACGACATACTTCTTGTGAATTACCCACCAATCAATCGGTGGGCTTTTTGTGTATTGCAAGCAGGTTTTTACTCACAGTTGAGGGCGGTCAAATGGCCATAGTGAACCGCCCGTCCTTTAGTGACCTGCCTATGCTGTGTATAATTACTAGTTTTCACAAAGGTAATATTATGATTCACTTTAAGAAGATAGCTTTTGTAGCTACCGTAGCGATGCTTACTGGTTGCGCGACCAATCTCGCTAGCAACAAAGAGATAGGCTCAAGCGTTGTTACTACGTCATGGGAAAACCTGGTAACTATGATTAATACTGGGGACTATCAATCCGTTGGGCAGCAGCATGATAGAACTGTGAGACTGGTTCTTGAGAACGGGCAGGTCTTTCAAGCTAAAGAGCCAAAGATAGATGACGTATCAAAAGTTGTTAGAAATTGCGTAAAATGTTCAGGAAAGCCATTTCTGACAGAGTAGTGACGCAACCCTTATTGGGATGTGAATGAACTACCCGCCACCTAAGAGGTGGGGCTTTCTCCTGCAGCATGGTAAGCCGCCCACCAGTTAATCGGTGGGTTTTTTTGTGTCAGTCCTTAAACATGATTGGTGATTATGCATATCGATCACTCTGCATATTCGCATACCGATACAGCCCTTTAAAATCGACGAGGTGACCGATTCAGCCACTAAGCCCTAGCCGATGCAAAATTGCATTAGCAAACAAATCAACAGCTTAACCATGGCTTAGTTATTGACCACTGATTCGGTGGTCTCGGTGCTAATAGCCAGGTCATCCACCCTTGGTCATTGAATTAATGACCAAGCATTGGCCCTGACTGTCAAATCGGGGGTCAAGGTTCACTATTGAGCAGAGATTTGTATTTTGCGACTTAGCATCTAGGAACACCACAGCTCTAGCAACCACCCAGCCCCTTACACTTAACGCATAACTAATATTATGCCTACCGTGTAAGGGGTTTTTTAATGTCCACTCGAACTAAAGTCATTACCTATAATCTGGCCGACCGTGGCCGTCAACACAATGGTGTGGACCGGTCTGATATGGACATCCGGTCTATGATCAATCAAATCAATTCTGCAGCGACGCAAGAGCTTGTTCAGTCAGGCGACTTATTTGGCTATAACGGCCATGAAATCCGCGCCCGATTCGGCATGAACCCGCCTGACAAGTACGTCAATCCAGCCACCGGCAGTGTCATCAATATTGAGCCGGCCATTCGCACGGTCAAATTATCTGCAGACAGTGACGGCAATGTCACGACCCAGCATGAATTCCTAGATACCGATGATGGCAGATACGCCAACAAGCTTTATGCGAATAAGGCTGGCGGGTTTAGCAGTGCTGTCAATCGCCGTCGCTTAGACACTGGCAAATATGAAGTCACCGGTTTTTATGGCTATGACTACGTGCGTCAGCCCAATTACAACACCAATCGTGGCCATGGCATGTTCGATAGCTTACTTAGCGGCTTGTTTGATGAAGAGGTCATGTGTTTTGACAGCATGAACGAGTTGACTCCGGCGCACGCTGTTTTAAAAGATGCCTTGGATGTGGTGATTGCTCAGCAATATGACAGCATTCAGACCGCATTACAGGCTGAAGGATTAGTCGAGCACTACCAAGCTGAGGCTATCGCTGCTCAAAATATGCTTATCCAAGCGTGTGAGCGTCAAGACCGCAGACGCAAACGCATTCAGGAGCGTGAAGAGGCTATTTACGACTCTATGATTTGCCCGTCAGTGCCATTCTCGAAAGCGCTTGAAGGTTGGGATGGATTTATGGACATGGGCACCAGTGATGCCGACCTTAAGACCACCACTGCTGCCAGTAAAGAGCGAGCGCAGGCACAGAGCGCATCAAAGCCTGCGCCAAATCTATTCCGCCGCTACTAGGGGCAAGCCATGAGTAAGACTAAGCAGTTATTAACGCCCCTAGAGAGCCTGCAGATGGCTTGGGGGCTTAAGCTCCGAGACTTTAGGCAGTGGTGCCAACCATCGACCCAAGCGCTTTTTGATTGGAAGAGTCGGCGCGTTGAGGGCGCTATTGTCGTTGCTCGCTCATCAATGATTGATGATGCTGAGGTGATGCTTAAGGCACTCCAAGATAATCGCAATGACGTGGCCAGTGGTGACCGTAGCGAGTCTGGCACATCGGTTTATTTGCCCGTCATGATGACGGCAATTAGCCCTATTGAGGCCCCGCCTGAATATGACCAGATAATCCCTCAGTCGCAGTGGATGAAAGGCGTTGTGCCGACCGACCCGTTGATGCGAGTGGTCCAGTTTAGAACGACTGCCACCACGTACCGCTGTCAGATAGCATTCTTTGCCCCAGACCCTCACAGTGTGTCGGCAATCGCTAATCAGTTAGTGAGTTTCTTTAGGCACGAAGCCAAGCGCAATTTTGAAGTGTTTTATGAGATTGGGTATGCCGGTCAGAACATCATTCGTGATTCATGGAATTTTCGTGTCCTTGAAAACTCTATCTATCCAGATAAGGCAGACGTTGGGCTTAAGAATCTGCACGTCATCACCTTTGATTGTAATCTAACGGGCCTTGAGCCGGTAGTGGTTGGTCTTGGCGCTGAGTGGGACCCTGTGACCGATACGGGTGAGCCGGAGGGCAGTATTCCGCCAGGCTTGCCACCTGTTGTTGGCACCCAGCAGCCGCCTGATGTGGTGGGCAAGTACGTTGTTGAGGCAGATATCAAGGATAAGGACTTGGCTGGCAGGACTCGCATCAATATCGACCCCGATACTCGCGTTATCACCCAGACTGAGCTAGGAGATGACGCCCCATGAGCAAAAAGGATGCAGTATTTATAGATGCTAGAGCAGCAGCTTATGCGGGCGAGCCTGTTCGTATTATGGCTGTGACCGATACTGCCAGTGGCAAAATTATCGTACAGGCGATGGCTGAGTGGAAGGAGCCGGTGGTGGTTAAAAATACCACTATGGTTGTGACCGATACGCCGCAAATCTTTGACCACTGGGGGTTGGCCTTTGCTGAAAAAGACGATATCAGCCAAGTCATTACGGCGTACAAGGAAGCCAAGCGTTCAAACATGGTGCTGATTAAGGATGAGCTGAGACGATATGAGCCGGATAAAGTTATCCAGATGCGCAAATTTGATGAGCGGGGCGCGGCATTAGAGTTTGATTCATCAAGTATCAATAACGGTCACATGGCTATCCTGCTCGCTATCTGGGCGGCTCGCAAGGCTCATGGCGGCTATGTCATGAATACCCCGCAGACCTATAATCACAATGATGATGTGGTTGACGAGGCTTTTGATGACGCATTAATGCCATTTAGCATTTAAGGCGGCGCCATGCTTGATGATTTGATGGTATTGCCCGAGTGGCACGAAGTTTGTAAGCGCTATCGATATGATATTACGCGCTTTGCTGTCGAAGCTTTAGATATGACATTTAAGTCAGGTCAAGCGGTCACATGGCAGCAAGAGCTTTTATTCGAGTCGATTGTTGTGCCTGGTAGTCGCACTAGCGTGGCGTCTGGTCATGGTACTGGCAAGAGCAGAAGCGCTGGCATCATCGCCCTCTGGCACCTTCTTTTCTATCCCGAATCCGTAATGCTATTCACGGCGCCTCAGATTGGGCAGCTGCGAACGGTCGTGTGGAAAGAGATTAATATCTGCCTACAAAGACTACGCAATAACAAGGCATTGGGTTGGCTTGCTGATTATGTCGTGGTATTGGCTGAGAAAATCTACATCAAAGGCTTTAAAGATACGTGGTTTGTATTCGCTAAGACCGCGCCCAAGCACCAGCCAACCAATATCGCCGGTCAGCATGGCGACCACTACATGGTATGGGCGGATGAGGCTTGCGGTATTGATGATGCAGTGATGGACGTGGCCATTGGTGCATTAACTCACAAGAATAACCGCGCTGTCTTAACTTCACAGCCCGCCACCAATGCTGGATTTTTCTACGACACTCACCATAAGCTCAGTCACCACAATGACGGGGTGTGGATTGCGCTTGAATTCAATGGTGAGATGTCACCGCTGGTCAGTGAAGAGAAGATTCGAGAGGCGCTATATCAGTACGGTAGTCGTGACCATCCAGGCTATATGATCCGTATTCGCGGCAAGTTCCCTGAATTGAAGGGTGAGTTTTTACTTACCCGCTCAGATGTTACGGGAATGCTTGAGAGTGAGTGTGTTATCAAAGAGGGCGACCGTTACGGCTACATCATTACTGTGGACGTTGGCGGCAACGTAGGGCGTGACAGCAGTGTTATTACCATCATGCAGGTTGTCGATAAAGAATATAAGCGACGTATCGAGCGCTATGCTCATATTGTCGATATCCCGCTGTTTAGCAACCGAGCCGATATTAACGAGATTAAAGCGCGGGTTATGGATGCGCTGAATGAATACCCAGGTGCAACCTTGGTTATTGACCCATTGGGCGTTGGTACCGGCTTATGTCAAAGTCTAGATGCTGAGAGCGTGTACTTTGAGAAAGTGCACTGGGGCGTGCCTTGCTTTAACAATCAGCTGAAAATGGACTACTACAATAAGCGGTCTCATGCCTATGTGGGTATGGCCAAGTCAGTTGAGATGGGCCGCTTTAGTGTCAGCGCCAAGGTACAGAAAATGTATCAGATTAAAACCAATCTTGAGGAGCAGATGACCAAGCTGCCCTACTCGTTTGATGACAAAGGCCGCTGGAAGATGATGAGTAAGGATGATATGAAAAAGATGGGTATTCCATCGCCAGATATTGCAGACACCTTCGCCTTCGCCTTTATGGAAGGTATTGATTACGCCCCATCAGACGGTATTCATATCACCGATGCTGCGGATAAGGACCAACAAGAATGGAATGAGCTTGAGGCGCTGGCAACCGAGCTTGAGTGATGGAACACCGCGGAATCATTGCTGGCAAGCCCACTAAAATAGAAGGCAACTAGAGGCTAATTATTATGCGAAGCAGCTTTCATAAACCCAAAATTAAAGAATACGACACAGTGGTTATCGCCTGTCAGTATCTTGACGATAATAAAGCACCAATCAGTCTTGAGGGCATCGAGATTAAAGCGGAGATGCGCACGTCAAGTGGCCATCTTATCGATGCCTTTGAGATTGCTATTGATGATGCGGAGCAGGGGAGGTTCACGCTTAAGTCTAAGCTCGACAAGCTGCCGACCGACCCTATCAGCACCGACGTGTTATTTATCAAGAATAACAGCCGCATATCTAGCCAAACATTCACCATGACAGTGCACCCCGCTGTCACTAGGCCGTAGGGGGTAGTATGGCTGAGCTTTTAGTGTCTATTGCCACGCCTGATCATAATATTGCTGAGCTGAATCTGCAGATGAATACTTTTGTGCCCGTGGCGGCTGCAGCGGCGGATTTGATTAGCGCCGACACTCCTAACAACTTAAGTCTTGGTAGTGACAACAAGCTGGTCTCACAGCCACCTGATATAGATTTCTTAGCTCATTACATCTTAGCCAGTAATTAACCAATCAAGGAGGTTCGCATGGCGACCCGTGAAGAACGAATTAAGCAACTTGCGACCGCTATGGGCGCAGACATTAAAGCCCTAAAGACATCTACGGGTGACTTGTCATCGCTCAGCACTATTGCCAAAACAAACCTAGTAGCGGCTATCAACGAGCTGTACGTGTTGGCTAATGAGCCAAATGGCGCACAGATTGACGATATGGCGGGTAATGGCGCAACTGATGTCGTATGGTCTGCTGATAAGGTTTTTGACACTATTGAAGCTGCTAAGTCAGCAGTTAAAAATGATTTAACCGATGGTGCTGGCACGGCATTAGATACATTAAAAGAGCTGGGCGATGCGATTGGCAACGACCCAAGCTTTGCCGCCACTATCGCCTCATCACTTGGTAAGCGTGTTCGTGTTGATGCCGCCCAGACATTTACAGCGATTGAGAAAAAGCAGGGCGCAGAAAACTTAGGTCTGGGCGACCCTGATTATGATTTTGTTGTCGATTATGCGGCAGCTAAGGTGTGATGAATGACAAGGGTTGTGGAGATAAAAAGGCTTGCTGAGGCGATTGGGTCTGACATTAAGGGCATCAGGTCTGATGCAGTTCAGGTCACGACCACGCTAGGTCAGTCTGATACGTTAGCCGTGTCGCAAAAACTACTTACCAATAAACTTGGCGATATCGAGACGTTACTCGATGCGATTAACGGAGATCAGCCATGACTATTGCAGCTAAGTTAACGCTATTGCAGCAGACAAAACAGGCGCAAAAAGAATTACTAGGGATTCCTAATGGTGTGCCGTGGAGCAAGTACGCAAGCTATATGACAAAGTGGCTGCCATATATACTATTTATGCGCGGAAGAAATGGCGCGTGGTACGATCCTAGCGACTTAAGTACGCTATTCCAAAATGCAGCAGGCACAATACCAGTCACAACCAACGGTGATCCCGTGGCATTGATGTTAGATAAAAGCGGCAATGGCTATCATATGGCACAAACAACCAGTACAGCCCGCCCAACTTATCGCACGGACGGCATATTGCACTGGCTGCAACCTGACGGCATTGATGATGGAATGTTACGCAGGGGCATACCCGTAACAACCTTAAACCGCGAGCATTTTACAGCGTGTACAAGTACGGCAAGTGAAGGTGTGCAGTTAGTAGAATCAGCATCGTACCCGCTGGTAATGGCCGAAAATTATAGTGACGGGGTATCTGTTTCACATACTACAGCAGATATTAGTTCACGCGATATTAATGGCAAAAATCAATCTGTATCAATGTTTATGAGTAGCGAGAATCCAAGCATCTTACAGTCAAAAGTCAATAACGGAACGCTAACGGGCGGTGTGAACAATAGCGCCAACTCAATAGTATTTGCCCCCCGCCTGCCAGTTGAAAACATGACCGTAAATCTATACTTATTTAGATTCACTCAGAGCGCAAGATATTTTTATGGCGGTAAGTTTTATGGCGGGCTTTATCTATACGATAGCGAACTAGACGCTCAAACAGCTAATAGAGTTAGGCGTTATCTAGCGCAAAAAGCAGGGATAGCGCTATGACTCAATATTCACACAGAATGACGATAGCAGTACCCGCGCAATTCATGGCGCAAGCTAATCAGCTAGCGCTTGCCGTTGGTGAATCGCATGATGATGTTAATACGTTTATTAACACTGGCTGGCAAGACGCAAGCGGTAATCTTTACGCGGTATGTTCAGCAGTGGTTAAGCCCGTAGTTTTGGCCTTGTTTGGCGGCTCGCTAGAAGATGCGCTAATTGATCCTATGGGCTCTAACTTAACAGCCGCGCAAGCTGCGCTAGATTCTGCAATTATGTTTGATGCTGGTGTGACTGCCACGCCGGATAAAATTGTGATAGCTATTGATGCTGATCCTATGACAGTGCTTAAGGATATGGGCTTGTCGTTAGTGATTAGTGACGATGGACTGTTATAATAACCGTCACTATTTAACGAGTAATTGCTATGACTGATTTTATGGATAGATGCTTTCAAGATATAGATGGGCGCATACCTGCTGAGGACGGCAAGCCAGTCGCCCTAATTAAAGATATGGGCATGCCGGATTTTGATGCGGAGCTAACGTTCTTGTTTCCAGCCGTAGCCGATAAGGATTCGATAAACAAGATGTCCGATTCCATCGACTAACAAACAGCACAAAACAAAGCCACTTAATCGAGTGGCTTTTTGCATCTTGGTGGCTCGGAACACCCAATCATTACGCCGCCCCCAAACGCCTACACTAAGTTAACTTTGAATACTTAGTGTAGGATATTATGGCAGCCACCCCACCACCTATTATTTTTAAAATCACCGATGCTGGCAAGAATGCCGCTTTAAATGGCGTTGATGCCGGCCTATCTCTTAATCTGGCCCACTTGGCTATTGGTAGCGGCAAGCGCACAATCACAGGCGCTGAGACGGCACTTAAGACCGAAATCAGCAGACACCCTGTTATCTCAGGCGATGTCGAGACTGACAGTCATACGTTGCGCTTTAGCAGCACCATTACCGCAAGCTCAATCACTCAAGTATTCGAGCTTGGTCTTGTGACCGATGACAATGTATTGTTCGCGGTTGCAGGCACAACTTCTAGTCAGCCGCTAATCACCATTCACCCCGATATCTCATTTGTAGGTAGCTTTGGCCTTGCGCTAGATGACGTGGATGCCGGAAGTGTGACCGTGACAACAGACCCCAACAGCGCGTTATCGCTAGTCATTATGGAAAATCATTTGGCGATGCCGGACCCGCATCCGCAGTATCTGAATATCAATCGATTTAGATTCTTTATGCAGTCGCTTATTCCCATGGGGTATCTGTATCATTCGCACACTTTGTCCAATCCAAAGCCATCGTTTGATGAATTGCTGGGCATGGAGACGTATTGGCGAAGATTGACTGGAAAAATCATCGTTGCCACTGACCCAAACGACTCGTACATCAAAAATCCAAGCGTTATCTTGGGTCAAAAAGGTATGACCGAGGTTGCGACAGCCCAGCGTCCACACGTTTACCCATTGCAAACCACTCACATATTTGAAAGATATGATCCGAGTAGTGCTATTGAGACGGTGTGGAATATTAGCGCAAACAAAAACAATGTAGATGAAGGTGGCACAGTCAGATTCACCATCACTGCAAGCAACATCCCTGACGGACAGATATTAAACTGGTCGGCTAAAGAAGGTGCTTTAAACGTCAGTAATAATGATATTTTAAACCCTGAAAAGGTGGATAGTGGTACCGTTATTCTGCGTAACGGACAGGCGATAATTGACTTCAAGACAACACCGGATGACAACTTGGAGGAGCCGCAAAAGCATGTGCGCCTAACAGTAAGCGCACCCGCAAACCTGTCTATAAACGTGCCAGTTAATGACGCTGGTCACAACGAGGCGGTGGTTCATATCAGTCAGTCGGTTTACGACGGACTTGTGCTTGATGAGTATTATAAGGCACAAGCAGGGCGCTATCCTGGCGATAACGACACCATTAGATTTATTGTGGACGCTGGGGTGAATGTGGTGGCGCCTGATGTTAATACGCCGGGCATTATCGAGGGAAGTCACTGGCCCGCAAGTTCAAATATTGTCATTGAGAACCGTGGACGTATTCTAGGGCATGGTGGCGATGGTGGGCGTAGTGCTTATCAGCACACAACAGGTAATCCAAATCGCTCTAAAATACGTGGCCCACAGCCTGGCGGTGATGGTGGCACGGCTATCAAATCACTAGCTAAGGCTATTTTGGTTGAAAACTATTCGTTTATTGCTGGTGGCGGTGGCGGTGGCGGCGGTCTTGGTGCTTACAAGGCAGTTGGTGGAAACTTTGTGGTGGGCGGCGGCGGTACTGGTGGTGGGGCGCCTTATGGCAAGCGCTCGCCTAATGAATCCACATATACTATGTATTTACAAGACCCCGCATTTCCTGACGCAAGATTACCTCTTCCCAATAACGGGCGTTTCTACAAAATATTAAACCATGGTCACGAGCTGGCCTTTGCTAACTGGCCTGGAACTGTTGGTGATTATACCTATGCTTCAAGCTTTAACGCATCGAGCGCGGATGAAGAGCGCTACGTCTTTATCGAAGTTATGGCAAGCAAAGTGGCGCAGGCCACTGGTAATTTTACAGAATACCGAACTACGGACTGGGGTGGCGGCGACCAAGCGCTAAGCAACTCGTTGATACTCAAAATGTCACAAGACGCAACTCTTGAACTTCGCGGAGTTGGGGGCGCTGGATTAAGCTTGATACCATCAAGCTACTTTGCAGCACAAAACAAATATCCAGTAGGGTCTAACCCAACATCCACTCGCGGTGGCCATGGCGGGGACTTCGGTGAAAACGGAGAAAAAGGCAGTTTTGAAGCATTTTATCAGTATGGTGATGCGGGTGATAACACCGTTATCACAGCCGAAGACACTGAGTGGTATATCCCATCTGCAGCAGGCGGGAAGGCGGGCCGAGTTTTTGAGGGTAGCGTCACCATCAACAACCTAACAGGCGGCACAACCAAAGGTCGTACGCCATGATGACTAACACTTATCACAACGACATTCGCGCTCACGTTGACCTGCTGGTTAGGCGTGGGCGCACTGACCAAGTGATTGTTTGGCGCGTGGGGAGTGACGAGGTTCACGACCCCACGCTAATCGCCCATAGGGTTTATGGTAACCGTGACTATGCGGATATTGTCATGCTGTGCGCTGGCACGAACCGTATATCAGAGCCGCTGCCAAGTCGTGATATTTACCTGCCGCTGCCACGTGATTTGATGCAAATCCGCAAAGTGCATATGCAGACTGGGAGATAGCTGTGGCTAGAAACCCAATTACTGGCACCAATTACTTTCAGTCCGACATGCCGGACGGTGAGAGTCACCAAGACCGCCGTGTCTCTAATATGACGCTCGATGAGCTCAGGGCTTGGCGCAATGAGACGGCCAACCTTGCGTCTAAGGGCGGTCGTCATGCTACTGACCACAATAAGTATCGCAACCAAACTATCAGGGATATTGAGCAGGGCGCACGCCTAAATAACGCTGACTTACAGCGGCTGATCAAGTCCGCTCGCAGTAAAGCCGGCATTGATGTCAGTGAGCTACTGAGCTTTACGCTTGGCGATACAGTCCGTAATAACGAGCTGCTAAAAACGCTTGATGCAAGCGTGTTAAACGCCTACCTTGCTAATGTCAAAAAAGCTGCCAGTCAATTTACCGGTGGCATCACACCCCAGCAGGTCATTAATCTATCAAGAGCAGTGGATATCAAGCGAGCCAATGAGCAGATATTCCTAGCGAGTCTATTTAAGCGTGAGGGCAACGTATTTTACTTCCTAACCAACGCAGGCCCTGATAGCAAATCTCAGAATCACAAAGTCACCGTGCAGCTGCTCGACTATCCGCAGCTGCTGGTCAATACAACCAAAGCGCCATCAGCCAATAACGTACGCAAAACACTAAAAGACGGCAAGATTAAGTTTGACTGTGATTGTGGACGTCATCAGTTTTGGTACCGCTATATAGCCACGGTCGGCAAGTACAACTTTGGCATTGATGAAACTCGCTATCCATCAACACGCAACCCAAATCTTACCGGTCTTGGCTGCAAGCATGTGCTGCGAGTAATGAACCATGTTACCAGTGGTATGATGGTTGAGAGAGTGCGTAACGAGGCTAAAAAAGATATTGCCAAGGCGCAGAATCAAACTAAGAGCCATGTTAATCGTCGCGAGCAGGTAGAGCGTGAGGCGCAGCGCCAAGCCGAGCAGATGAATAACTGGAATGGTCGTTTGCACTGGGCGCGCAAGGTTAAAAAAGCGGTAGATAAAGCCGCTAAGGCTATTGAGCGTGAGAACAAGCAAGAGAAAGCACGTGCGCCTAATAGACCCACAAGGGACGAGCTTAGCAGCTACAACTACGCCAAAAAACAGGTTAAAAAGGCAAGCGTGCCCGATAACTTTAAACAAATATACAAGGCCGCTATCGAGGCTCATGAATCCAAGTGGGGCGCATCATGACATTAAGAATTGAGAATCAACTGGTCACTGAGGGCAAGCGCCTGACCAATCGCATCGTTACTATGCGCAGTTTGTCAGCCATACCGACCTTTGCGTTTCGTAGAACGATATTGCCACTAAAGGATATGTCAGAGGAGCGCCAGGCTGTCACTTACTCGGGCTTGGGCATGGTTAGCGACAGTGACGAGCATTCGTTCGACTATGAGCCGCTAGGGCACGCTATGGTGCATATTATTGACAGCTTAGGCGGTGCGTTTCATGACAGCGGCACATTTGTCACGCCGGAGGACGTCACATCAATGGCACTTGTCGAGCCGTATGATATTGACCTTATGGGCGATGACCGGATTAAGTATTGTCCGGACTGGGAGCCTAAGAAGGGTGATTTGCTGTGCTTTTTGTTAAATGGCCATAAGGAGTATCACGAGTGCACCGGCATTATGGGCAACTCGATGCTGGCGAGCCATGGCAAACGATATATGCTTAATCAGCGCTTTGATATGGATTATCTGGACGCATTTGACGAGGATAGTATCGATGATGTCGAAGTACCCTATGATTAATCGCATCCTAAAGTAAGTGCAATTTACAGTAACGCTATAGCCACCCATCACGGGTGGTTTTTTCGTTTGGAACACCCCCATATGGCCTATACGTGGCAGATTTAAGATTAGTCCTATCAGTTACCCATACCTTTCTCACTGAATAGGACGCATCCCGATGGATCAATCCAAAGTTAAAAGTTATACCGATATTGTTGGTACCGAAAAGCATAAGACAGCTCAGCTTTTAAAGCGTTATGAGAATCTTGGCAAGACGACCGGCGATGTTGCTACATTCGA